AAGCTAGATGTGCTGATTGACTATTTGCGGTTTGCACTGTTACTAAAGCTACTGCTGTAACACTAACCTCACCCCCACCAGATATAGCTACGCCTGTTCCAGCAGATAATGCAGCAACAACATTTGCGGTATCTGTTACATCAGCTGATGCTTCTATTGCGTTTAGCTTAGAATGGTCAGCATCAGTAAATACGTTACTATCATTAGCTGCTTCTACAGCCGTTCTAATCTCAGCGTTAGTTTGGTCAGCAGTAGCACTGGCTTCTATTCCATCTAGTTTTGTGCCATCAGCAGCTAAATCACGCCCATCAACAGTACCAGCTACAACTACATTTACACCGTCAAAAGTCGTATTAAGGGTGCCAGTTCCCGTACCTGTATATATTTTAATTTTATTTGCTTCATCTAATTTTAAATAGCCACGTTGCGTTCCGCTATTTTTTAAAGCTATCGAACCTCCACCAGTATCAAGCTCGACACTGGCACCGCTACTTTTTAAAACAAGCTCAGTAGAACTTGCAGAGTAGTGATTAGTTTTTATAGTTGCGTAAGCACTAGACCCACTGTGCGTATTTAAAAGTCTTATTTCTTGAGAGCTGGAAGGAGCACCAAAAGATATTTGATTTACCCCAGCTTCTTTCATAACGACTTCAGCGTTAGCGCCAAAATCTAAATTTATTGATTGTGTTGCATCAACTGTAATTTCTTGGGTGCCAGATAATATTGATGTGTCTAATTTCAGTGTATCTACCGTAAGGTGAGGGGAAACTATAACGCCACCAGTTCCATTACCAAACAGCTCTAATGGGTCATTTGTTGTCGATGGTGTTATTTGCCCGTTATTAAATGTAAAGCCTGTAATGACTACTGGGTCGCCAACAGTCACACTTCCGTTAGTATCAAAGGCAAGCGTATGATTTGCCCTGGTAGTTGCTGAAGGCAATTCCATATTTATGCTTAGAGGTTCTGTTGGCCCAACGCGCAATGTTCGACTGTCTCGCTCTTCTCTGTCGGCAAGAGCCATCGTTATTGTGTCAAAGTCAGACTCTAGAGCCGCAGCTGTTATGCTACCACCAGCGGTATATACGCTTGTTCTGGCGAGCGGCACGTCAGATACGATTGTAACGACAGCGTTGTTTGCTGGAATGTTGTCAGAAGTAAACACCACAACACCTGTTCCTGTTGCACTTAACCCAGCATTTGATGAGCCGTCTTGAATAGCGTAATGTGTGGATTCAGACTTTAGAGTTGTACCAACATATACTTTAAGGTCACTTGTTGCGTTAACCTGGAAGCTAAAGGAAAATGTCGTAAGGCTACCATTACCCGTGGCCTGGGTTCGTCTTACCGTATCTGTTACACTAAATGTAGCCATAATCTATTCCTAACATTTTGGTTTTGTATATCATAGTCAAATTTTTTTATTTTCTGCTTTCAAGAAAATTTAAAAGGTCGGTTTCAGTAAGGTTGTCGAGTTTTTTAGGAAGTTTGCCTGTTGTATTTTCGTAGGCATCTCTTTGAGCAATTAAAGCCCCAAGTTCTGGATATTCGTAAAGCATTAATCTTTTTGCTTTGTCTTTATATTCAGCGTCTACATTTTTAATTAGCCTTAATCTGTCTCCAAATGAAGCTTTGTAATAATCAGTATCCTTAAATATTTCTTCAATTGCATCTTTTGCTGATATCCGTTCTTCAATATTAATTTTGTTATTAGGGTCCTTTACACGCCAAGGAAAATTATACAATTCAATATATCTATCATACTGTTCACCTGTTAATTTTAATTTTGATTCACCCATGTTTCGACGAAGAGGAGATAATCCATTGTTTAATATTTCCAATTCTTGATTTATAAGACTTTTCTCAGGTTTGTTCATAACTCGGTAAGGGAGAAAAGTTTGCCAAATATTTCCACGAGCGCGCCCATCTTCCATTGTATGCCCTGTTTGATATACTTCTTCATACCATCTATTTTTTCGTGATGGTAAAGTTGTTGATAGCCCTGGGGTTCTAGCGCGCATTTCATGTAAAGCTTGATAATACGCATCAACAATATTTCCGTTATATTGGTCTTCTGGTATCGTAGAGCGCGCTAACGGGTCTTGAAAGCGCTCAAATGTTGCTTGAAGACTATCACCTAACAAACCTCCGCTTTGGACTTGTTCTTTGACTATTAATCCAGCCTTAATAACTTGCTTTGCAAACATTCCCTCTAACCGTGCAAATTTATCTTCCGCACTCATATAAGGACTTCCCGCCATATCTGTTAATTCGCCAATAAATTGTATCATAGGAAGAGCTTTAGAAGGATATTTAGCAATAACAAAAGCTAAATTTAAACCCGTATCAACGCTAAAACTATCCCAACCTCCATCCCACGCTTTTTCTACAACATCAGCGCCATCCATAGCCATTCCTATAATACCTGAAATGGGGTCGTATCTTTCATATGAAATCCAATCAAATGAACCATCTTCTTTGCGAATACCAATTGAATAAGGTTGATGATTTTCTAGCCAACGGGACCGACTTTTATCACTTGGCCCATAGCCCGTCATAACAAAATCATCTGACACGCCACCTTTACCTAAATACATTGTTGTAGCTGCTATCGATGAACCAAAAGCAATTCTTGCCATAGCTTCTTTTTTATCTTCAGCACTTCCTCGAATTAATTTGTCTCGCATCACACTTGGCATCGCCAAAGCAAACGGGCTTCGCTCACCAAGGCGACGAACAATTTGTGTTGGTGTTTTATAAAAAGGCAACCATATTTTCATAATTGGATGACTTAGCAACGGCATTGCATCTCCCAAAAGACCTGGCAACTCATCTTGAAAAGTAACCATTTTTGCAAATTCAGTACCTTCATCAAACGCGCTTTCCGAATGCAACATTTTTAAATATGCATCAACGCTTGCTTCTGTTGCTTCTAATTTTGATTTTCCAGCATTAATAGTTGCCCTATAAGCATCACTTTTTGCTCTTACTGCTAGAGCTTCTATTTGCATTCCCCTAGAAAGAGCTTTTGAAAATTCGTCCATTGCAATCATAGGACGGTATCCACCTAATCTCATCATTACACCGAATGCGTCAAAAGCCAGTGCTGCCGTACTTTCTATTGTCCCTCCACCTTCTTTTTTATTTCGTAAATTAAGAGCTGACCGACTTATAGCTTTCATATTGCTATCCAATTTAGTCGTCGCGTCAGTTAAACTTGCTTCGTGCTTTAATGCGTACCACATCGCTCGAAATGCCTGGGGCATATATTTTGCTTGCGCTGTCAACATAGCAAATCCTTCACGAGGCTTACCTTGCAGCACTCGTTCAATCATTTGCGTTTCCATCATTATAAGATTGCCCGCAGTATTATAAGCGTGAGTTAATGGGTTTGATAATAAAGCAGATTGATATAATTCAATAAGCATATCTGCCCCTTTTCTATAAATAGAACGAGAAGCAAATTTAGCTTGGTCTTCATTGGGTAGTCTTTGGTGCATAGCTATTAAGGTAAGCATACCTTCCTCACCGCCATATGCTTCTAAAAATTCCCCGATGTTTTCTCTTGTTATCATTCCTGACGGAGAACCGCTTAATTTTTGCAACGTTTCGGTTTCATCCATCATTGTTCTTACAGCATCTTTATAAGCTTTTGGCGCTGATGCAAAAAGTTTCATTGAAACAAGAGTTCTGCCAATATCTTCCTCAACACCAGCAATACGAACTGTTACCAAACCTTGCATAGAAATTCCTTGTGCTAACTTTGCTAAATCCATAAGGCTATTTGTTTGTTTGTAATTTAAAAGTAATTCTTGAACATTTAATCTTACAGCTTCTTGCATTCTTTTAGCCGCTGCATATTCGGCATCAGTAAATGGCCTATCTCCAGCGTTTCTTTTCATTAATTCTGTTAATATTTTTACAGAGCCAATTGCGTCAGCATCTTTCAATATTTCGGCAAAACCTCTTTGACCTTTGCGAATAAGTTTTTTGCCTTGTGAGTCAATTCGGTCTTTATACAATTCAAAAATATTATCTATTTGTTCAAACAAAGGCGCTATTGCTTCTTCATCAGTTTCAACGATAGTCCCATCTTTTTTAACAAAACCAACTGCTTGCATATTTGGAATGATTACATCAAAGCCTTCGTCTTTATTAATTGCCCAGGTTTCGACAGTTGACATTTCTTCAGTAGTGGCGCGGCGAATTTTAGGTCCAGTTGGCGTTATTTCAACAATTGGATTGTCAACATCATCTTGAAAATTTGTAGCGGGCTTTGTTAAATCTTCACCTTTTTTACGAATTGGCTTTCGAATAACATTTGCAATTTTATCTCTATAACCAGCAACTTCAACGCCCTCATCAATTATAGGCTCTTGGGCCATAGGGTCAGCCGCAAGTATTTCTTCTGACATCTCAGGAGCCATAACTTCTGTTGTTTTTAAATTTGGGTCTTGTGCTTCAGAATATTCAATTGCCATTATCTTCTCCCATTGATGCACCAACTTTTGCCAAAAGGGGGTCTATATCAATTCCTGTATTTAATTGAGTGCCGCCTTCTTCCATTCGTGCTTTTGCCGCATCTCCAGCATCAACAATTGCGTCACCAACATTTTTTAAGATTTGAGGGGCGGCATCAACAACTCTTGTTAAACCTTGACCCATACCAGCGCCCAAAGCCGTAGACGTAGCTAATTGAGTTTTATCAATTTCATCTTTAACTTCAGCATTAACTTCTACGTTTTGACGGGCTAAATCAAAAGCGCCCATCCAGAGAGCGCCTTCAGCGCTTGCCGCAGCAGAAACCTTAGTTGGTTGAATTAATTTAACTGAGTTTTTAAGCATATCTTTAAATGCCATTTTGGTTAATTTTTGCCCAGTTTGTTTCCCAACCAAACCAATTCCTAATGTTCCAAGGCCAAGATATGTAAATGGGTCAGTCGCCATGCCCGCAAATGCTTTTCCAACGTTTGACCATTTAACACCTTTTCTATCTGCGCTCTCCATCATGTAATACATTGCGCGGTGAACTTCGATTGGCGCATTCATTAATTGAGCCGTATCTATCGCCATTGCTGATAAATTGTTTTCAAACAAGGATATAAAATCTACGCCCCAATTAGCGTATTCTGTAAAATCTTTTTCTATATTTTCTTCTATTCTTTCTTCACTGTCATCATAGAGCATAAAACTCCCAGGACTTATTTGACCCTCTGATGTTCCACGCCTGGAGCGCCCATCAGTATTTTCTCTGCCGTACTCTTGAGGGTTTAAATAATTATATAAAACCCGACTTGCGGTGGCCCAAAGCGGGTCAGAAGTTACACTATCTTGGCTTTGTTCTTTCGTTTCAACTAAACCACCAGGCTCAAAATAAGCCTGTGGAAGAGCCATAACTTCGCCGCGCGTCATATCGTATGCTCGGCCATCAGGCCCATCTGGGTCAACGCCTTCTGGATACTGCCCCCAGGATAAAGGTGCATCACCAAAACCTTCGTGAACTTCACCCGTAACAGGGTTCTTTAATACCCAACTTTTCTCAGATTGTGCAATTCTTTGAGATAAACTAAATAATTTTGAAAACTCTTCTTCATCCATTATTTATTATCCTTCAATAGTTTTTGAGCATCTAATATTTTCGTTGCTAAATCACGTGTTAATTTTTCCCCATCTCTAGAAATTACCTTACCATTCCCATTCATAGCAGCGCTTAATTCCGTTTCCGTCCACATGCTATTTCTGTCAATAATTGCTTTTGCGCTTTCTATTTCCTCAACACTATGTTCATTAAGAAACCGAGGTAAGTTTTGCTCTGCCCATTTATACGCATCAAATTCTGTGGGGTCTTCCTCACGCGCTGCCATCATTTCGCGTTCAAATTGATTAAATTTATTAACACGTTTTGCGTTATCTGATTCAGGATTAATAATAATAAAACTTTCATTTAAATCAAAAGAAGCACGGCCAAGTTTTAAGGCTCGGCTATAATTTTCATTAAACCTAAGTCTGTATTTTTCTAAAAAATCGGCGTAATCGGGTTGAGATAATTGACCCTTATTGTAGTTGTCTATTATTGTTTTAATTGTAAATTTTGGCCTGTTGCTAAATAAATCTTGCAAAATTACATTTTTTACTTCTGCGTCTGAACTTTCGGGAACAATACGAGCGCCAATCCTAGGCATTTTTGCTCTATATTCTGCAACCTCTGGTGGTAATAATTTTTCATAATCTGCCAAAACCTCTATAAATAATAAATTTCCAGCTTCAAAATTATTTGTTCGCAAAATAGCTGCTTTAGCAATGCTGTTTTCAAAATCTGTTACAAGTGCTTCTCTATTAGCTTCTTTAATTTTTACTAAATCTTCTGCTGATTTTCTGTACATATCTAACGTTTCATTTGCTAATTTGCGGGCATCTTGTATTTTTTCTGGACCAAGCAAATCAAAAGCAGTTGCCACGCTTTCGGGCATTTCACCTCTCATTATTTCACCAACCATTTTTATTGCCATTATTTCATCATTGGCTGACAAAATATGAGATTCTATTATATCGTAAGCGTATTCATCTACTTTTTTATCAAATTCATTCAAAATCTGCTCTACTTTACTTGCAGTAAAATCAACCTTTTGTAATCTGAGCATTATATTAACTTTTTCTTTAGCAATAAGTTCTTTTGTGGAAGGCATTCCCCGTTCATTTCCATATTGAACTGAGACTCCAGTTTCAACAATTCTAGGTAAGACATCTTCAAAAGACATTTGAACGCTGGCTAACACATGACTTCGTTTTTGTTCTTTTACTTTTTTGACGTAATCATTGGTATAGCTTTTGTACTCTGCGTTAGAAAAAATACCGATTTGTGCGCGCAGTCGCTTTGCGAATTTTGGCTCTTCAATATCTAATGTAGCAGCGTAACCGCTCATAATAGCGTCAAATTTCTCACGCATTTCGACAGGTGTTAGATTATTTTCTTTACCTTTAATACTGGCAGCTATTATTTCTGAGCGCGCTTTAAACGTTAATTCATCATGTAGAATTTCCATTGTTGCATTACGCGCAGCTCGTTCAAAAACTGAACCTCTTTTATTACCTGGCAGTTCTAAGTCTTCGCCAGTAAGCAAAGAAGTTTCTATTTGCTCTAGCGTTGGAGAATTTGCGGCTCCGTACTCAGCGCCTTCGATTTGCGCTGTAATTTCTGCCTGACTTTCCATAAATGCTGTCAAACGGTTAATGCTCTGGTTAAGCATAGAGTTACCAGCCGCTACTGCTTTTGCATTAGCATAATCAACTTGAGGTATATTTAATGAGCGTCGGTTGCGCTGATATACAACATTTCTTTCAGCCATCAGCTTTCCTTCTCAATCTTTGACATTTTTATTGCAGATTTTGTGGCGTCAGTTGCCGCAGATAAAAATCCAAACTGCATGGTGGTTGCCGCTGCGTCATTATATTGTTCAGCTTGCCTCTCTCCAATTAAAACAGACAACTCTGCATTATCACGGGCCATATATTGGTCAGACGCGCCTTGCTTTAAATTATTAACGTTTAGCATTGCAAATGTCTCACCAGCAGCAAACGGGTCAAGATTACCAGCTGCACCACGGGCTAGATTTGCCGCTATAGACATACGCAATTCACGTAATTTTTCTGTGCCTTCTCGCGTATAGGCAAGGGCGTCAGCGCGGTTTTTTAATTTAACGTCATAAGCTTGCTGTCTTAATCTACCAGATTCAGCTGAAGCTTGTGCAATTGTTGTAACAAAGCTCATAGCTTGCCCAGCGTATTTTAAAAACGGAAGTATTGCGGCCATTATAATGCTACCTTGTAATCGAGAGCCAAGACGGTAAAGAATACTGGCTTGTCTTGGCTGATGGTTATTTGTGCATCTCTGTCATATCCCAAAAACCCTTGTGTCTTTTTTGGTCCTGTAAAAGTTGGAACTGCGCCAGTGCCAGAAAGGGGTAGAGTGTCCAGGGAAATGCTGCGTGAATTTATCGTAATGTTTTGACTTTTGTATAAAATCGGAGTGATTTCCATTATGCGGCGCTTGTTGCTTTGAGCGCTGCCGCCTGGCAATCTTGGTTCAAAGGGATTTGTTTTAATTGTGACTGTGTAATTTAATCCAACTTCTGCATATGTAGTTGGCACACCGCCTAAAGTTACTGCACCGCTGGAGACGGTTCTGTCTGTATCAACAATATCATCTCTAATAATTTTTACAGTTTTGCCGTTTAAATGCGTTAATCCACTCGCCGTTGTGTTTGATGGCTTGGCTTGGTCAGGCGCTACAGGATTGGTGTAATATTGAATGCCGCAATCCGTTGTTCGGTCATCATCAAAGATTTCCACATAATATTTAACCGCGCCGCCAATTGTGCGTTTTACAACAGTGTAAATAATATCCAGGTCAACAGCTACGTCTATAAAGTCACCGTCAGTTGTAAAGGTAGAGGGTGCAACAATTTGCTGGGGTCTATTTAACATAAATGCCGTTATAGTGCCTACAAAGCCCGTAGAAGCTGCCCTGTAGCCCGTTGAGTCTAATCCATTAACAATCAGCAACAAATCACCGTCTGTCGTGTCAGTGGACGGCCTGAGCGCAATCTTAGTGGGGTCAACAATCATATGTGAACTGAGAAGAGAAATATTATTAGAAACGTAACTTAACTCAACGTCAGAAAATAACATTTCTCGAAGTGCTTTGCCAGAACGCTGAATAAATAACGTTCCACCTTCGGCAGCCTGGGGGCGTGTTCCAAACTTATGCCCTCGTCGCGTTGCAGATTTTACAACAATATTTGAGGGTGTTATTGGGCTTAAATCCCCCTGGGGAATAAAAAACTCTGCGGAACTTGTAAATATCTGTAAGTCTCGCCCAGAGCGAAGGGCTGTAATTGCATTTAAACTATCTGTAGACAAAGTTGCTACAATTGCATCGTCATCTAATCCTTCAGCTATTTTAAAATTAAAAAAATCTCCAACTTTTGAACCAAACAAAGTATCTGGTTTTAAAGCTGAACCACCAAAATACAGCCGCCCTTCGTGAAAAGTACAGGTTCGCGGCCAACCTTTAGCGTTAGACCAAGCATTTTCATAGCCAGATTCCAACTCCCAATCGTTTGCCGCGATTGCCACGTCTTTTTCATAAAATGGTATTTCAGTTGTAGCCTTAACAACGGTAGAGCTGACATATTCAATTATTTTAGCGCGTCCAAAATCATTGGTAACATTAATAAATTGATTAACATTTGCAGTAGAAAACACACCAGCACTTGCCGTAATTGTAACTGACCCACTGACGGCATCAGGCGTTATTGTGGCAGAAGGATTGGTAATTTGAAGTGTGTATGCAACTGAAGGCATAATGAGTGATAGAGCGCTAACTGTCCAAGTTTGATTGTTTGCACCCCTTACAATCTTAAAAGGCACAAAGTTTTCATGGGTACAGATTAATGTATCTGCGCTCTGCGTAAAATAAAGCTTAGAAATATCTATTGTTGAAGCTGAATATAAAGTGCCCACGCTGTAATCAACGTAATCTTGTGAACCACCATTAAGATTTTCTATTCTTTGGTTGCCGCTAAAAAACTGAAACCTTATTGTTGACGCTGCGGTTTTTACGGTTGCCAATATCATAAAATGTTGGCTTGTTGAAAATTCAAATGGAATTAAATAAACGCCATTTTCAGGCCCATCTCCTGTAGCATCATAAACAAACTTTAATCCAGGTCTTCGAGAAACACCGCCTTGGGGCTCAAATATAACATTGTCAGCTGTTGCGACAGAAGCGTAGTATTGCTCTAGGTCAATGCGGCCACGCAATAACGGGTCTATCTCACCTATTGTAAAATTTGCTTGGTATTGTTGAACACTGGTCATCTAATGTCCGTTAATAAATAATCTGAAATCACACTTGGGGTTTGACCAGCTGCGTCCATAGAAACTGCTTGTCTAAAATATCCACCGCGCAATCCTTCAGCTGGTGTGCCCAAAGAAGTTGTACGCCAAAATTCTGCTTTATTCATTTGCTCAGTAATGATTTGAGCAAGATGCCAGGCCATTTGATAAGTTAACAATGTTACAAAATATGTAGGCATTGTGCCCTCAGCCACAGCTTTTTGATAATCAATGTGTATTGTTGTTGATTCAGCAAACAACACTGTTGTGCCAGCTGCACTTTGCCCAATCTCCCAATTTTTATATAACCCAGCGCCAGCTGACCCAGATGTTCGAACTGCCCGTGGCACTCCGTTTAACATGTCAGAGGGTAGGGTAAACTGATATGTCCATTCACTTGCTGGTGTAACATTCTCTCTAGCAAGTTCTGCTTTTTTAACTGTAAAGCTCCAGGGGTACATGCCCATCGTGCTTAATTTAACTTCATCATAAATTGTGTTACACGCGGTTCCAGCCGCCGAACCATCAGAAAAACTGGTTATTGTGTCGCTGCCTAAAAGAATTAGGGCCTTATTACAAATACCAACATTCGTATCACCACTTGCCATATTTTTCTCCTATAAAGAAAAGGGGCGGCGAACCGCCCCCCTCATTTATTAATCGCTGTCGGTTACGGCGATTGTTACACCGTCACCTACATCAACCACGCCAGAAGCGTTAGAGACAACAACATGCCATGAGGCTGTTGCTGTTCCACCTGTTGATGCCCATGAGTAAATAATATCACCCACGGTTACATCGTCGGAAACGTCATTAAAATAACCAGCTCCGTCGATATCGGTTTTTGCATCAGTTGATGTGTAACTCCACATCGCTGGTGCTGAACCTTTCATGGATTGACCGCCCATCGCGTTCCATCCAGCTCTAGAAAATGCCATTGTTAAATCTCCTTTCTAAGATTATTCGTCACAAACGACGTCAACGATTCCATCAACATCGATTGCACCAGCGCCCATTGAAAGCATTGCACTCACGAGGAATGACGTTTTCTCAGGTACGTAGTTAATTTCTGTTTTAGGAGCGATACCAACAGCACAACCAACAGCGCTTTTATGAAACGCAAAAGTTGTTCTATCGCCAGAAGAAAGTGGTAAACCACCCTCATCTCTGTCACCGATTACATGAAATTGGAAACCCATCATTGTATTGATTTGGCCGCCAACAAGGGCTTGTAGTGTTTGATAGTCACCGCTAACCGCACGTTCATCTCCAAGCAAGCCAGCTAGGTTATTTGCATGAATGATAAAATGCCTGTCGGTTGGTGGAACATTTTTTGCATCTAAAGCTTTTTTAGCTGCAATAATTTTACCAACATTAAGGTCAGAGTTAGCTGCTGAACCAGATGTTACAACTGTTTTTGCAACAGAAGAACCAGCTGATGCTGCATTTATAGCGTCGATAATAATTTGGTCTTCTCGACGTCCAATTGCATTGCCCACAACTTGTGCAAGCTCCTGGCGCTCATCAAAATTAACCTTAGCTTGATTGAATATGTCTGAATATTCAGCTGCGATATAATCTGTAAGTGTGACAGAAACTTGACTAAATGCAGCATTAATTGGCACTACATCTGTTTGTGGTGTGCGGACTGAGGCTTGGCCTTTGCCCACTTTTGGAAATTTTACGGTGTCTCCAACAACACCTGAACGCATTCTGCAAACTCCGCGAAGTGTAGCGGCGGCCTGATAAGCCTGATGTACTTCAGCTTCAAAAAGTTCAACGAATGCTGGGGATAGATTGGTACTCATTTGAGAAACCTCCAGTTAAGTTAAAGCTATTTTTCGCCTCAAGTTATCGAAGATTTCGGCCATCGGCTTCCGCGAAACGTCGCGGCACGTCAATTATAGACGGGCCAGATGGTTATCCGTTATGCTTTTTTAGCATTACAAAATACAATTTGTAAAGAAATTAATTGTTACGTTTTGATTTTGTACAATTACTTATATCTTTTTGAGAACCTATTTTCTACTTCTCGCGTAAATTTAGGGTCACTTCCGTAACGTGGGTCAGCCATAAGTGACTGCGTTTCTGCTTTAAAATCACTTTCACTTTGACCAGCCTCTGCAACATCTGCCAATGGTATCTTTGACATATCGCCTGTCATGCCACGCACTTTTTGCATAAGTCTTTGACCTAGAGCTGTACCGCCCCAATCATTTAATTCTTCGCGCTCTTTCTCTGAAATAATACCTTTGCGCTCTAAGCCGTCTGACCAATCAATATTTGATTTTATAATTGCGTCAGCATTGGGACCTAGTGCGGCCCTTTCAGTTTCATAATCAGCAGCTGCTTGCTTAGAGTTTTCATTGCCAAGAGATGTTACAGAGCCAACAAGTTCGTCAAAGGCTGCCTGGTTGATGCTATATTTCTTAGCCCAATCAAGAGTGCTTGAAACAATAGGGTCATCTGTTTCGTATCCAGATTCCTCAACAACACTTGTATCGTATTTTTCTGGCGCTTTATGTTTGCCTTGAGAAAATTGCTTTTGCAATTCATCATAGCTTTTTGCCATTTTTTCAAGTTCGGGGCCTTCTTTTTCATCCCAAAACTTCTCAGGCAACCATTCTGGCCGCTCTAGTTTTTCCTGTTCAACTTCTTCTTCGGCCTTAACGTCTTCTGCTTTGTGCGGTATTTCGCTTTCTGTTTCTTCTGCTAACGCTGTTTCGGCCATCAAACCATCTGGAGCTGCCTGTTCTGCTGCTTCCGTTGCCTGTTGGTTATCGTCATTCGCCATCTGCTCTCCTTATCCTTTGTTGTATTTCTCTAACCAGTGAGTTTTGCCCCTCACGCGCATATCCAAAAGATGCATCCGCGCCTGGAACCCACGCTGGTTGGTTAATTGTGATATTTACTAAATGCTCTAAAACTTTTTGCCCATACTCAGTCCCAAAGCATCTTTTGAATTGAATATCTAATTCTTTTTGTAAATCTTGGTTTGTTAATTTTATTGGTTGATTTTCAGCGTTTACGCCATCCCAGCCAATAGCATTTATACTTCGTATTCTATCTGCCTGGTTCATACGGGCGCTCCCTCAACTTCTTGCCCAGGCGCTTGCATTCCTTGTGCTTGCATTGCCATTTGAGCTGCTTGCATCATTTCTTCTTTCATCGCTTCTCGCTCTTCGGGCGTTGTTCGTAATTTTGCTGGTATGCCCAGCTGGTCAGCTATGTAATCTCCAACTGCTTCCATTTTTAACAACGTTTGACCCGTTGGGCCTAATGCCTGAGACACTTCCATAAATTGCATTACTTCATTTAATTTATCCATGTTAGAAGCCATAGCCAGTGGTGAAATTGGATTGACCGTCACCTCAAGCCCATTAATCCGCAGCGGCAAATCAATCATGCCCATTTCGTCCATTAATTCTAAGCTTCTGCGAACAATTGGAAACATTGTTTCATTTATTAACCGCCCAAACGCCGCCCCCAGGTTTTGCGATAATTCTTTCATACGTTCCACAATTTCGGTAGCGCTCCTGGCGCTCATATTATCTGGTGGTAAGCTCTCATCTAACAGTGTCTTTTTTATTGCCATGCGTAAATCGTTAGCAATAATTTGACTCGTGTTTGCATCACCAGAACGAGGAAGGGGCTGGAGAGATGGACCCCTTGGACCTCCATTTGAACTCACACCAATCACGGCGCCAGGAACAATTGATATCGCTTGTGGGTTTAACACGCCATCATCAACAGCCGTAAACACACCGCCAATCGAAATACTTGCATTTTTTAAAGTTAACTCAACAACTTTGTTTAAAGTTTTTATGTCGGGTAGGGCGTAAAGCACTGGCCCACGGCCATATCGCTCGTTCGAAGCTTTCATGTAACGAGACACAACCCAGGGAAAAGATTTTAATTCACGCGAAACAAGTTTAATATCTTCTTCTTTCGTAATAATGCAGTAATGAATATAACCATCTGCCGTGTATGTTGATTCAATTAACTCAACTTCTTTATTTGGGTCTTCTTTATAACGCGCAGCTAGGTCAGCTGGTATGTTTATGTCAGGAAACTCTGTTTCTAAAACACGAAATGGCCGTCGTAATGTTCGATAAACCGTATCAACTGACCCATTTGGCCCTTCTTCAAAAGTCACATGGTAACTTGGAACGGCTGTATATCTAATAGGCGTTGTTTCATCACCTGGTTGAATTAACATTACAGCTGTTCCAACAGCTAAATCTAATAAAAACTCACCCATTGCTAGGTCAAAACCTGACTGATTCATTACGCCAAACATCTTTTCTGTATATAAATCAAGAGCTTGCTGCGCTTCTAAATGTCTATCAGCTGGTATATCATTGCCAGGTTGCAATCGGCACCAAGGTCTCTGGGGAGGGAAAAGCGAGCTTTGTATCCGATTTGCAAACCTGGCGGTGGAGTGAATGGCTGTACTATCAAACACTCTTTTCATTTTATCCTGACCAGGAATATTTTGTTCTGCGTACCCGTCATAAAGATTTCGCATGGGAAGGGCGTATTCATATGCTTCTTCATAAATGCTGCGCCACAAATCCTTGTGACTTCTTGCTTTTTTATAGCGCGTTTTTATTTGCTCAACGCTAAGTGCCATTACTTATAACCCTTTTTATATTTACTCGCCGCCTTCTTCTTCACTTTCTGAAGCTTCGAGTTCATTTTTGTGCTTAATGGCTTTTTCGCCCCTTTGCGTGTCGGCATCTTGATTATGCTCCCTTAATTTTGGGTTTCGAAGGTATTGTCGCATTTAATTTTGCGGTCCATATGTATTATTATTTGAAAAACTTTTTCGGCCAGCGCCTAATTGATTTGAAAGCTGTGTGCGCCTGTCATCACCAAATGGATTACCTTGCAAACTCATCAGCTGACTTTTTTTGCCTTTTCCGCTGCGAGACCTTTTTGTAGCCATTAACGCTTTTTGCTCTTCACGGTTATCTGCTTCTGCTTGTTGCTCTTGATTTTGCAATCTTTGTTCTGCCGCGTCATTTGTTTTGGGCTTTGACCCTCCGAATAATCCACTCATTTAAAAAACCTCGCATACATTCTGTAATCTGAACCATCAGGCCCATATTGTTTTAAGATACCTTCGGATTCAAAATAACAGCGCTTTGCCCACCTGTCAGCTAGGACATTTGATGTACAGACCGTGAACTGTAACCGCTTTGTTCTTGTTTGCTGTGCAACGTATTCAAAAAATTGCAATGCGCCGCGATGAAATGTGATGGTTCGGCGTCCCACATGTGCGCTGGGAATAAGCCAGCCCTCACTTACGCCAGGCCACAATTGATATATGCCAAACATTCCATAAATCTCACCCTCAGACATTGCCGTGAATGCTAAAGAATTGTTTGTAAGATTTTCTAAATGTTTTTTAT